AGATAGAGGGGCGAAAGCCCCTTTGTCTTTTTCAAACAAGGAACTGGTTTCATCCATTGAGCTAAAGACTCAATGGTTTTCACCAGAAGGATATATAAACAAGATTTAGTGTTTAATAAGATAATAAAAAGAAATTTAGGAATTAATGAGAAAATTGAAGAATTTGTAAAAGAAGAGAATGTTAATGAATAAATATCAAAAAGAATATTATGAAAATCATAAAGAAGAGAAAAAAGAATATGATAAAGAATATTATGAAAATCATAAAGAAGAGAAAAAAGAATATGGTAAAGAATATTATCAAAATCATAAAGAAGAGATAAAAGAATATGGTAAAGAATATTATGAAAATCATAAAGAAGAGATAAAAGAATATGGTAAAGAATATTATGATAGCCATAGAGAAGAAAGAGATAAATATCGAAAAGAATATTATGAAAATCATAAAGAAAAAATAAGAGAATATAGTAAAAAATATAGTAAAAAATATTTAGAAAGTCATAGAGAATGGAAAAAACAATATGATAAAGAATATTATCAAAAGAACAAAGAAAAGAACAAAGAATATGGTAAAAAATATAGAGAAAAAAATAAAAAGAAAATAAAAGAATATCGAGATAATCATAAAAAAGAAGAAATAAAAAAATATCTTAAAAAATATCAAAATAATAAATTAAAAACCGATATTAATTATAAACTTACTTGTAATATACGACATAGATTAAATAAAGCAATTAAAAATAATCAAAAAGTAGGTTCTGCTGTTAGGGATTTAGGATGTTCCATCCCCGAATTAAGGATATATCTGGAAAAACAATTCAAAGAGGGGATGTCTTGGGATAACTGGGGATTTTATGGATGGCATATCGACCATATCATTCCTTTATCTTCTTTCAATTTATCCAATAGGGATGAATTTTTGAAAGCAATACATTATACTAATTTACAACCGCTATGGGCTGAAGAAAATTTTAGTAAAGGTAATAAAATATAAGGTGATTTATCGTGATTAATAAAGGAATCTTTAAAGGGGAAAGTAATATTATTATCTTATTTTCGGATAAATTGATAACCGATTGTTATGATAAATCTTTAATTAGCTTATTTTCAAACACCGATTCGGATTTGAGATAAAAAGCACTTTATTTTTTATTAAAAATGTTTGTTTCTCCTAATTCTAAAATTTTATCTTTAATTTTGATGAAATTGAATAATTAATATAATTGAAATAAAGATATGTTTATAATAAAAAATGTAATTTAAAAATAAAATTTTATTATGATATGGTAGAGTCTACTCCAAAATAAATTTTGGAGTATTATAAAATTATCATCCTTTAAGATTTAACCCTAATCTTAAAACTTTCTTCCCCATAATGGTTATTTAAATCCCTAGCTTTAATAGTTGTGGTAAAAATTCCAACAATAACAGCACTATATCCCGAATAACCACTATAACCAGAAGTTATAACAGGAACACCAGACCCAGAGAAAGAAGAATATCCGCTCCAAGCTGAATAACCTGTATATCCTACACTTGTATCCCAAAAATAACGATACTTTTGATTACCCAATTCATTCATAACAGTTTCAACAATAACACTTGAGCCACCATCATCTACAATTTCAACCTTCACTCCACTAGACCCAATAGAAGTATCTAAACCTTCTAATTCTACATCTATAACAACAGTTTCGGTTCTTCTAAAAGTATTACTCATTAGCTCCTCACATAGATAAAGATTTTAAGCGAAAGGTTATTTTAATAGTTTTTTGTGTAGTAATAGAAAGTTTTACGGCATGAATTTTATAGGCTATTTTTATCGCTTTTTGTGTAGTTATCATCATCTGTCTATATTTATTATAAAGTGATAAAGGATTGAATTTTTTTAATTACTTCTTTTCTTCCTTTTGGTACTTAATAATTTTAGAGGTTTTAATATCAATAACTTTTAAAACATTATAGTGATTCAAAAAACTATCAGTTGTATGCCAGACCAGATACTTATCATTCGTAAATACACTATTGGTTTCTTGTATACTTGAATTATCCCAAAATGAAATAAATTCATTATCATCCGTAACACCTACAATAACCAAACTTTGAATTCTTTCCAAATCGTAGGTTACCCAAGCCAAACCTTTTTTCTTGATTACTTTATATTCTCCCGAATCCCCAACTACTTGATATTTTTTGGTAGGGTTACCAGAGTATCCAGAGTAACCAGAACAACCCCATTTTTTAGGATTAGCCACACCCAAATTTTTGTAGCCACCGCCTTCAAGCAACTCCACTTCAACAAGTTCTCTTTTTTCATTGACAAGTACTGTTTTACCAACTAATTTTGATAAGTCTTCCTTTTTGATGAGATTTTTTGTTTTTGTTTTAGACATTTTTGTTCCTCCTATTGAACAAATTTATAAATTTAAATGGATTAAATTTAAACGGAAATATAATTATAAGTTTTGAGACTTATATGTGAGGGATATAAACTGTAGAGTTTATATTACTTCTTTTTCTTTAGTTCTTCTTTTTTCTTTTTGTCTTCAATATTCTTTATTTTTCTTTTAGTATCTATAGTTTCAATCAAAACCTTAACTTTTGGGTTCAATTTCGTTTCCATTGTTTTCTCCTGTATTTATTAATGCTTCTAAAATATCTCTTTCTCCCATTATATAAACTCTTTGCTGTTCATATTTATCTAAAAGTTGAGAAAGACCATTCATTTTTTCCACCAATTCTTGTAATTCTTTTTGTTTTTTTTCTAATAATTCTTTAATCTGTTTTTCCATTTTTAACCTCTTCAAGACTATTTATTGCTTTTATAACTTCTTTTTCTCTAATATTTTGTTTTTCATGTTCCTCCTTTATTTATTGTTTTTCTTTATTTCTTCCAAGTTTTAAATCTTTTAATTTTTGAAATGCAATCTACTTTTACATTGAATTGTTTGGCAAGTTCTTTTTGTTCTAAATCACTATTTCTAATTTCAATTACTTGCTCTTTTACCAATTTTGCATTGGGATAATTTAATCTTTTTTTTGCTGATTTACTTAAATTTTCTTTATGTGTTTCAGATTTTGAAATTCCTTCTAATGCCTTACTTATTCTTTGTTTTGTTATTTCTGGCTGATGTTTTCCAAACATCCGATGATTTTTACCTTTAAGTTTTTGACTTTGAGTATCTTTTTGTTCTTGTGTCCACTTATGTCCAAAATTAGGTGCGCTTTCACCTTTTTTTCCAAACATAGGATTATTTATACCTGACATTTTTCCTTTCATATTTTTTGATTGTTTTTGTTTTATTTTTTCCGCTCTTTCTATTCCTACTATTTCTTCTAATTTTTTACCCTTTTTTTCAGAAATGGGGTGTTTCCCAAACATAGGATTATTTTCTCCTTTTTGTGCCTTGCTCATTCTTTTTTTTGTTAATTTTGAAACTGTTTTATTTTTTTTCCCACCCGTTTCTAAATTGTATCCATTAGGGGCTAATGTTTTTAACTCATTTATCAATAATGTTTCTATCCAATCTAAATTTTCTTTGGGACAAGAAAAAGAAACCCACTTAAAATTTTCAATACCATATTTTTTAATTGCTCGATAAAGAAGAAGAGTATCATTTTTATTATGATGTTCTTTTTGTCTTTTTTTAAATGTTCTTATTGTTTGTCCTACATACTGCTTTCCATTTAGTAAATTAGTGGCTATATAAATTGTTCCAACTTTTTTATTCATTTCCAACTCCTTATCCAAGTTTAATTTATTAGTGAAGTAATTCAAAATGGGATAAGCATTTTGAAAGGGTGGCGAACCTTGTCCTTCACTATTATTTAGGGGTTTTACCGTTTTTTAATATCATCTTTTCTACTTCTATCATAACTTCTTCTGTTGTGGGAAAGGCATCAGCATTATAAGTCGCTGCTTCCCAGAGTTCGAATTGCTTAAATCTTAAATATTTACGATTACAAATATTTACATTCCCATCATGCCCAAAAATTTCTGGGTCGGATTGTGACCAAATGACGACCCCTGGCTTTTTGAATTGCAACCATGCGAAATGCGGAAAGAAATTATCAACGGCTATCCAAGTATAGCATAATTTGATATCATCTCCAAGTGCCCATAAATTCTTATCCCAAAGATAGCGGTCTACTCCTTTGATTTTTATCTCTGGACCCTGCCCACATTGCCATACATTATAATCAAGTCCTTTTAGTAATTTAACTATTTGTGTCCACCATTCTTTACTTGGATTTTTAGCGTTCCATTTCCCATCTCGGCATGGTTTGCTCCAACATGAAATTAATATAATTTTCTTTTCTTCCATTTGTTTATCCTCTTTATTCTTTTTCCAAATATTACTATTTACTTCAAAATTATTTCCAAAGACAGCTTCTACTCCTTTAGCAACAGGTAATAATACTATATCATGCCCCGCAAGTATTTTACCATTTTTTAATTTAGGCAGAGAATTACGAATATCGCTTTCCACCAAATCAGCAGTATGCTGCCCATCAATAAAAATAAAATCGAAGGTCTGATTTGGAATGGGATATTTTTCCCATATTGTCCCACTATCTCCTTTCAATATTTTGATATTATTTTCAATACCAAATAGCGTGATATTTTCTTTGAATATTTTTTCAATGTCTGTTGTTTGTGCTTCCGCATGAAAAGTAAATTTTTCGTTTTCAGAACCCATAAATGTATCGACTACATAAACGGTTATATTTTTTTCTTTTATAATATCAGCCACAGAACAAATAGACCTACCTTTCCAACAGCCTATTTCTAATGTGATTGCTTTTACGGGCAAGAGAGAATAGATATTTCGATAGACAGCAATATCATTATCATAAAACCATCCTTTTGGTAATTCAATTTTTGTTTCCATATTTATGATGGCTTTCCTTCATTGAGAAACAATTCTTTATATCCTTGAATCAGATTAATCTTTCTCCCCTTATCAGTTTGTTCCCACATATATTTATAGACATTTTGCGTTTCAGCGAGTTTGTCACCAAGGATATCACGAGCCTGGAAAGTATGGACTACTTCAATAGGGTAATCTTTGAATAAGGCTGCATAATAAGTTCCTATTATCAATTTTTTATATTTCTTCATAAGGTCGGGCATAATTTCCAAGAAACATATTGTATCCCCAATTCCTGAATCTACGGTGATAAGTTTTTTATCACCTAAATTTACTTTCCAACTTGCTAATTTTCTTTGGAATATCTGTTCGTCTTGCTCCCAAAATTTAGGGTCTGCGTGGCTCCTGATGCCACCTTCAGGGTTCCTCATATGCCAAGTAATACAATCAGTCGTCACGAGTGCCTTCCAGCCCTTTCTGACATACTCATAGCTGAATAGCGTTTCTTCCCGATGAGCGGCGGGCGATAGTTCTAAGCAATATCCGATATCAGTTACTTTGCGATAAATAAATGAAGAATATAAATGTTCAACTTCAATTATATTTCCTGTTGGTTGTTTGAACCATTGAGTATTTTCTTTTATCGCTATTTCTGAAAGACGGTTATTGTTAAAATATCCTGCCGGTGCATCC